TTAATTTTGCGCCGCCTCGTTTTGGGGCATGGTTGGGGCAAACTCGCTTAGCTGTGTATTTAACAGGGCTACCTGTGCATTATTGTTTTCAGACATCCATTTCCCGTATACCTGAAACACCATTTGCGCATCTGCATGTCCCATCTGGTTTGCTATGAATGCCGGGTTGGCACCGGCTGTCAGCGACCAGCAGGCATAAGTATGTCTCGACTGATATGATTTGCGGTGGCGGAGGCCAGCGCGCTTTATCGCTGCGTCCCACATCTGCCTTATTGAGTCAACGGTAAAATGGTCACCATAATTTTTTACTCTCGCTGACACTTCAGGTTGAAAAACAAAGGTGCATTTTTGTTTTTCTGTTCTGCCGAACTCTCTGAGGTGAACGTCAATAATATGTTCTTTGCTCAGCCTCGTTAGTGTCATCTGACTCCTGAGAGCGTCGATTGCAGGCTTGATAAGGTGAATTACCCGATTGGTACCAGCCTGTGTTTTCGGTACCGTAAAACGATCTTTTGCTAAATTTCTCCTGATCATCATTGTTCCATTTTTCAGATCTATGTCCTCCCACCCAAGCGCACACAGTTCACCAGGGCGAATGCCTGTATAAACAGAAACACACCATAAATTTTTGGCCTGCTGATTTCTGCAGGCGTCGATAAGACGGATAAATTCCTCCCGTGAAAGAGGATCAGGAATGGTTCTTGATTCCTTTAATGGCGAGATCCCCTTAAACGGATTATCTGTCAGGTAACCGTTATCAACACCGAACTGGAACACGGCGTAAAGATTTGTCATGTAATTATTTACGGTGACAGCCGATCTCCCCGGTTGCGTAACAATATAATTACTTTTGGGGATCTGGTATCCAGTAAGTAATTCTTTACGTACCGCCAGCAATTTTTCTTTATTAATCGACGAGGCAAGATTTTTTTCACCGATTATGCTCAGAATATTTTTGATGACGGCACGGTACGTGTTGAGTGACGTTTTTGCGACTTCCGTTTCTTTCAGTGCCAGAAATTTTTCAGCCAGTTCCTTTATGGTTAAATCTTGTCGGGCCTCACCAAATTTTTCCAGATTGTGTGAGGAGGGAAACTGTTTTGCATAGTCGAAAACGCCGGTTTTTATTGCATAACAAACAGAGGCGCGCAGCTCACCTGCAATGCGCCTGTTTTTTGCCGTGTCAGGAACCCCCAGATTTTCCCTGACTCTTACACCTTTATAAACAAACCAGATACGTAATTTCCCTCCATGGTTTTCCACGCCTGTCGGATATTTCATTTCAGCTTCTCTCATTGGTTCGTGTTGCTTTTAGTCAAGCAAGATGACGTCTTGGTCTTGCAGATGCCTGGCGCTCAATCCAGCGATCAATTTCTTCCAGGTTGTAAAAGCATGGACTGTTATCCCATGGCATACCGTCATGAGCGACATGCTTATATTCCCTTCCATAAACGATTTTTCCCTGGCTTTTTTTAGCGTTCCCTTTTTGATTCCTTTAAGTGCAATTAACTGCTCTTCGGATACCCATTTGCCAGGAGAGACGATCATGATTACTTCGCTCATCGATTCTTTATCTCTTACATCAGATGAACGCCGGTTGTAGAATACCAATTGCAACCGGCGATGGTTGAACATTAAAAATCAGCCTGACTTGGGATCAGTTTTTGCCAGATTGCTGAAACTTGTTTTGCCTGGTGACGTGCATCATCAAGTGCATTGTGGGGTACACCTTCGAATGGAATAGCCATTCTGACATCAAAGCCAATGGAATTTCCCAGTTCAACAATTGTGCGCACATCGCGATCGTTGTAGTAACGCCACGGGCAGGGGATCCCCTGCCGTTCATATGAACGGCGTAAAATCACATTGTCGAAGTTGGCTCCATTTCCCCAGATCTGGACAAAGCTTTCGCCGGAGTTTTCGTTGATAAATTCCCGTAATTGCAGTAGAGCGTCATCTAACGGGATTTCATCGGTAAAAATGGCAGATTGCGCTTCGCGTGATCGCTTCGCCCACCACTTTATTGTTTTCCGGTCGATGATTCCGCCAGATGTTTCCAGATCGATAGCTTTGCTGAATTCCGGCCCCATCTCTCCGGTTGTCGGGTCAAAGAATTTACCGCCAATAGAGTTGATTGGTGCATCAGGATTTGTTCCCATCGTTTCAAGGTCGACCGACAGGTGAGTCCACACTCTGCTGGTGGATGTGATAATGTGATGACTGTTCACCGCAATTAAGGGATCTGCCGTCTCGCCAGTTTCACTATCGCTGGCGTGGTCCTGAGCGCTGCCAGCATTCTCCTTGTGTGGATGTTCAGCGCCTTCCATTTTCTCCGAATTGTCTTCCTGAACTTCGACCTGATTCTCGTCATCGAACGTTTCCTGGTATGTTGCGTCACCCATCACCGCGCCACAATCAGGGCAGTTGCCGCCACCGCTCTTACCGCAGGCGGTGCAGATCTTTTCCGGTTCCTGTTGCGCTACTGGTTCGGATTGTTTCGTTTCTGGCTCGTTTTGTTGCGTATTTGGGCTGTTTTGATCCGCTTTCTGGTCGTTCTGTTCCGTTTCTTGCTGGTTCTGGTTCACAGAATCGCGGGTTTCAATTCCCTTCACCCATTTCGGATCATTCGGGTCGCTAATCCCTTCAACAAATTCACCACGTGATACTGCAAGCAGTTCATCGGCGTCAGGCTGGCTGATATTGGCTGCCTGCATAATTTTGTTTACTTCGTCAGCGGTAACTTTTACTGACCCTGGTTGTGCGGTCGTGTCAGATGCACCAGTATTTTGTTGTGAACCTGAGTATGTACCGTTTTTGCGGGCGAAATATTCTTCTTTCGTGATTTCAGTAGCCCCAGCAGACAGCGCCTTATCCAGACCAGAAAGTTTGTTTGCGCGACCGTATTTTTCGCCATCCTTGTCGGTGAAGAGGAAGTAGAACGGCCCCTCACGCTCTACAGATGGTTCGACTTCCACTTTGCATTCGGTTTTTTCGTTGTCCGGAATTGCCGTTTCCACTGCATCAGTTTCTGGTACTGGCGACGAGAGAGTATCAGTTGCGCTCTGATTTCTTCCTTCATCTTCAAACACGCCCTTTGTAGTCAGGTATTCAGTAATGTATTTGTTCAGTGCCACAGGGTCTTTGTGAATGTCGATCGGACGTTCACGGATAAGGCCAAAAATAGTCTGGCGGTCGTAGCGAAGGGCATCAGGCTGTTTGCGCATTGATGCCGAGATACGCTTCCAGTCTTCGCGGTCGTTGTCGATAACTTCATTTTTTGCCCAGCGATGGATGCTGCCGTCAATGTTTCCGGCATCCACATCACCAGGCCAGAGAGCGTAGGCCAGTTCGTCATCCAGTGTTTTCCATGTCTGCTTGTATTCGCGATGAATGGCAGCAATGACCGGGTTGATTTTTCCTGTTGAATTTTCAGTGTGCTGTTGATTGGCTCTGGCGCGGGCGAGATCAACAACAGACGTGTATTTTCCGGCTTCCTTGCGTTCACCTTCGCGACGTTTTTTCCAGATGCGCATCTCTGCCTGAATTTCGGGCCATTTGGCACCAGGCTTACATTTATGCTTAACCCACCCGATGGCATGCAGCTTAAGCTCCGGATACATAGCGTTAACTTCTGGCATTTTCATCAACGCTTCAACGATATGGCCGTCGAATGTTGCCATGTCTTCCTGCAACAATTCCTGTGCGCTAATCACCATATCAACAGTGATGTTTTCACATGTGTCGAACTTAACCATGACAGCGTTCTGTACTTCAGGGGCTAGGTTGTCAAAAGTGACGTTCATCGGATCTGATTCAGTCTCAACCGGGACAAAGGAAGCTGACTCCTCATCCCAGCGGTTTTCCTGCATATATTCAGCATCCCAGGAATCGAGGGCAGGGCGGGGTATACCGGGTTTATCCTCGCAAACAAGAAATTTATAAGCGCAGTCCTGAGCAGCCGGATATTGCTCCAGGAATTGCCAGGTAAATTTGGCACGGGCGCGGCGTTCGTCGCCAGCTTCAATGGCAGTGGCTACAGCGACTGCACCTTCTTCCTTTATTGCCTGTTCGTCCGGAATAGCGGCGCAAATAAAGACTTTACTCATGTTGTTTTAACCTCATTACAGATTTAAGGGTGAACAAATCCCTGCCATTGCTGGCATATAAAATGAAACCGGATATTAATTACGGCGCTGTTTTAAGTCCTGCCGGGATTTCGTTATTATCCATGTGAATAACTTTATCGACCGGATAACAGTTGCCGGGAATTTTCTGTTCCGCTGCGGCAGCCGTGCATTCTTTCATTGAACCGTAAATGTCAATAACCAGATTAACAGGCTCGCCAGTATTAAGATAAACTGTCAGAGCGAGTGCAAATGCTGTATTCACTGCCAGCATCCTTTTTGCATCAGACGTAAACGGGCCAGCATTGAAACAATGCATATTTGATTTAATAGCTCCCGTTCGTGTTTTCTCTTATTAATGGCATCTTCAGTAAATACAGGGTTACTGATTTTGACACCAATTTCAAAGCAACCTTCAGACGTATTAACGTTTGGTAATAACGTTTCCATTATCGCGTCCTCAACAATGAATTTTGTGATGCGGTGCCTGGTGCCTCCAGGTGACGTTAACCAGTTAACAATTAACGCCGGATACAGAGAACCCACCCATAAGAACCAATACGGAAGTCAACTGGCCTTTTTAACTGTTCCGCGTGCGCTGAGCCGCATTCACCGCATCACAAAATTCACTTTAAAAAGGGCGGGTATCACAAGGGAAAACAAAAAACGGATACCCGCCAAAAGGTAATCAACATGGGTTGTTGCAGCGGGGTTGTCACTTAAGCGTATGGTCAACCTGACAACCCGGTGCATTTTCTGGAGCAATGGAGGAAACCCCAGCCATACTTACCGCCGCGCCATTTCGCGGACTGCCACAACCGGAAGCGCACGGTCGACGAAAATTTAACGATAGGCTATCTATGAACCAGCAACCTCGCCGTGTGCTTTCGTGTTGTGTGCCTGCTTTTTACCACGTCAGGCGAGGTGGTCCCCGTTATTCCCCAACAACAAGGATCTTGTTAATCTGGATATCCCCAACAACAATAAGAGTATTGAATGTGATCGCTGAATTAACGGCAGCAATGACGGCTATTCGTGAAACCGCCCAGATTGCAAAACTAATGAACGAGGCAAAAACTCAAGCTGAAGTAAATGCGGCTATTGGTGAACTGAACTCAAAGCTTGCATCTATTCAGCGCGAATGCGTGTCTCTCGTTGAGCTGGTGGGCACTTATCAAGAAATAAATGCTTCTCTCAAAGCTAAAATTGCAGAATTTGAAAACTTTGAGGCTCAGACGGAAGGTTATATCCTTAGCCAACTTGAGTCGGGAACTTTTGTGTACTCGAAGGAGGTAACCGTGAACGGCGGCAGCATAATCATGCATCTTTGTCCAAAATGTTTTGGACAAAAGATAGTATCGATACTTCAGCCATTCCCGGTTAGAGAATATGAATTTTTTCATAAAAGCAGGTGCCTGTACTGTGAAAATCAGTTTCTTATGAATAAAAATCCGGATTGCGTATCACCTCCATCTATTGAAGAGTTGGCCAGAAAACTGAACGGCAATCTGTAGATTTTTACTGTTATGGATATCCAGATTGTTAAAGAGCATGCCGGATGCTTGCTTGTGTCCGGCGCGTGTGCACCACTCTCCCCCCGTGGAGGATTCCTTAATTACCAGATTTCATTAGTCAGAGTTTCTTGCTAACCAGCGACGCGCGCCAGATTCGGTTTTAAACGTTTTGCTTTTGGTATACGTCATCGCGGTGAACGTGCCGTCCTGGTTGGGAAACACGCCGCACACCAGAGATTCGTTGTTGCCAAGATCAAGAGTATCCATGCTGACCTCATATCCCCTTAACGCCGGGGTAGCGGAACAAAAACCTGCTGCATAGTTAAAGTTGAACCCTGCCGTCATGTTCTTACGCCTCGGGCTGGCTACTTAACCCCTGACCACTGCCTGGTAACTCGAAGTATTGCCCGGCGTTCTGTGGGGCGGGGTGGGTATGTTGTTAAGGTAACAAGAGTTACCATTGAAGTCAACATGATGTTACAAGAGGTACATCCAGGGGTGTAAAAAACCCGCAATGAATGCGGGTTCTGACTTAGTCTAAGTATTGATGTATTTGTGAAACTTTACCTTTAATAGTGTAACCGACATTCAGTTCAATGGGTTTGTAAAGCGGATTCAGTGACAACAGATAGATGTTTGGTCCGTCAATCGCAACTTTTTTTAGTGTTACGTTTGGCGTACCTTCCAATTGGATTAAGATTATTTTTCCCACCAGTTCTCTAATGTTACTTGAGCATGGTGTGATCAGCACGGTAGATCCGTCTGGGATTGTTGGGAGGCCGTTAGAGTTCGTCATCGAATCTCCCTCAACGTGCAATAAAAAAGAGTTTTCAGCGGTTTTTGTCATGACATCAACCCAATTCTTAATACCAGGAATCTCGGTTACTGGGCAACTCATATCCCAATAACCAGCCTGTTCCCACGTTAAAACGGGCAACCGGGCGATGTTGTCACTAATGTAAAGGTGCTGATTCAGACGCAGAACATCGATTTTATCGTGATCGTCCTTTCCATAAAGAATCCATTCAGGAGATTTTGAAAGCAATTTTGACAGCAGATGCAAATTCTCACCGTCAGGTTTTGAAGAGCCATTTTCCCATTTTGTTACGGATACACGAGTTATGCCGATTGCTTTTGCAACCTGCTCTTGGGTTAGTCCAACGTCTTTTCGACGATTCCGAATACGTTCGCTGATAGTGTTTTTCATGTAATCAATGTTACTACCAAGCAATGTCACTATGGTTGACATTGCAATGTAACTATTGTTACCCTCATGTTCGAAATAACAGGAGAGTTTTATGTTCAAAGATGATGTTCTGCGCCATTTCAAAAAAAAGCGACTAGTAGCTGAGGCTCTTGGGATTTCACATGTGGCTGTTGTGCGGTGGAAAGCTGTTATTCCCAAACTTCGCGCAATGGAGCTGGATGAAATTACTAACGGTGAATTGAAATACAACCCAGAGCTTTACAAGAGGCAGGATAGCACCTCGAACGAAGGAAAGAATGATTCATGAAAATCAAGCATGAGCACATCCGCATGGCGATGAATGCCTGGGCGCATCCGGACGGCGAAAAAGTACCGACTGCGAAGATTACCAAAGCGTATTTCGAACTGGGAATGACGTTCCCGGAACTGTATGACGACAGCCATCCGGAAGCCCTGGCTCGCAATACTCAGAAAATATTCCGCTGGGTGGAGAAAGACACCCCTGATGCGGTTAAAAAAATTCAGGCGTTGTTACCAGCGATCGAAAAAGCAATGCCACCTCTGCTGGTGGCCCGAATGCGCAGCCACAGTTCAGCCTATTTTCGGGAGCTGGTGGAGACGCGGGAACGGCTGGTGAGAGACGCTGATGATTTTGTCGCAGTGGCGATCGCTGGTTTCAATCAGATGAATCGTGGTGGTCCGGCGGGAAATGCCGTGGTGGTGCATTGATAACGTGTTCTGGGGGGGGAGGGGATGAAGCTCCTTTTTGCTGAACGCCCGCTGGTTATAAACACGCAGCTGGCGATGAAAATTGGTCTGAACGAAGCCATCGTGTTGCAGCAGCTGCATTACTGGTTGAGAGATACCGGTTCCGGCATGGAATGTGATGGTGTTCGCTGGATTTATAACACAACAGAACAATGGCTGGAACAGTTCCCGTTCTGGTCAGAGTCAACGTTAAAACGCGCATTTGCAAGTCTGAAAACGCTGGGGCTTTTGCGTTGCGAAAAGCTCAACAAATCAAAGCGTGATATGACTAATTTTTACACGATTAATTACGAGAGCGAGCTTTTAGATGGTGGCAAAGTGAGCGAATCCATCAGGTCAAAATGCGCCGCTCCATCAGGTCAAAATGACACGATGGAAGAGACCAAAATGACACGCTCCATTGGTTCAAAACGACCCAATGTCATCGGGTCAAAATGGCCCGATGATCTTACAGAGAATACAACAGAGATTACTACAGAGAATAAAAACACTTCTCGTCCGGAAGCTTCGCAACCGGACATGCAGACGGCTGAACAGGATTTTTTAACCCGACATCCTGACGCGGTTGTGTTCAGTGCAAAAAAACGCCAGTGGGGCAGCCAGGACGATTTGGCGTGTGCGCAGTGGATCTGGGGGCGAATCGTGAGTCTTTACGAGCAGGCCGCCAGCGATGATGGCGAGATTTCGCGACCGAAAGAACCCAACTGGACCGCATGGGCCAACGACGTGCGCACAATGCGGATGCTGGATGGCAGAACTCACAGACAAATTTGTGAAATGTTTGGTCGGGTGCAGCGGGATCCATTCTGGGTAAAAAATATCATGAGTCCGTCAAAGCTTCGCGAAAAATGGGATGAACTGGTTATCCGCCTGGGGCGTTCGTCTGTACAGCGTTGTGTGAATCATATTTCTGAGCCGGATACCGAAATTCCGCCGGGCTTCAGGGGGTAAGTGTTGATTTCTGGTCATGAGGTAATTTTCAGGAGGACTTGTGGCAAAAGTATTTACACAAGAAGAGCGGGAAAAAATTAAGAGGCAAGTTGTTGAACTCGTGCGCCAGAGTGGGCGTGAGACGTTACGACAACTGGAAGCGAAAACAGGTGCGACAAGATATCTGATGAGCGTTCTCGCCAGAGAGCTGGTTGCCAGTGGCGATGTATACAACTCTGGTTACGGGTTATTCCCGTCTGAACAGGCTCGTAAGGACTGGCAAAACGCCCGCAAAAAACTCTCAAGGGCAAAGCTGAAGAAAAAAACATCTGTGGTTGATCCGGACCTTATCTGGTCGTTACCAGACGGCGAAATACGCCGCTACGACAGGCGCCTAAACATAATCTGTCGCGAGTGCCGGAAGAGTGAAGCTATGCAGCGTGTACTGGCTTTCTATCAGGGTAATTTTCAGGAGGCGGTACTGTGAGTGAAATTAGCTATCAGGCTTCAATTACCGCTGGCATTCGCATCAAAGGAGAGGAGCATGGAAATATAGGGGCAAATCCAACCCTCGTAATCAGGTTAATTTTCTTTATGAGCCATCGGAAAGACCATATTGCCATCACGCCTCTGTTCGGGTTGACGAAAAAGAGCGTCAGGTCCGCTGTAAAATCTGCGGTGCAGTTGTGGAGCCGTTTGACTGGATGCTCTCTGTGGCGAAAAGAGAAACCAGACTGGCAGATGATGTAAGGCTATTGCGCCAGGAGGAACAGGAAAGGCGGAAAAATATAGAAAAGTTAATTCAGATTGAGCGTAACGCGAAAGCGCGGATACGCAGGGCGACAAAATCCAGAACTGAATAAATAAATTTAGCGCTGTAAATAAAATCTAATCCTTAACTGGAGGTATATTTATGTTAAATACACAGAAAGCCATTAATGCGGAAAAATATAACGAGTGGGCAAGAAAATTCTCTGAGCAGATTTTTAAAATTACTGGCGATGAGAATGCGGCAAAAAATGAATTAGAACCGTGGACGCCTGAAGGAGCCGACCCAAATTATTGCTGGAGGGAGGTTGATCCAGTTGATGCTGCAAATGAAGCTATGAGTTATCACAACGATTAATGTCAGGAGGCCGCCCGAAAGGGCGGTAATGAATGGTCACATTATTTAGAAAAAAATATCCGCGAAAGAGTAGAACAACAGAATTTCTGTTTCTCATTCTGTTTATCGTGTTGATGATACCGATATCCCCGTTAATCCTAGCCTGGATAATCGGAAAAATAATTGAGCCAGTTATTGAATTGTATAACGACGTGGTATGGGCGTCATTCAACACACTGCACAATAAAATTAATCCGTATAAGGAAAACTGATATGGCAACTTTGACAAAAAAAGAACGGGCATGGTTGAACGAATTACAGGAAGTTCTTGATCGCTGTCCATCACCGAAAAAAATTGGCTTTTACACCATTGGCGATAAAAGCATTTACCTGTATGACCTACGCCGCATGGATGAAATCATGGAGGCTCTTGATAATCGTTCGTCGATGGATTGGTGTGTTGCTGTTCATGATATGAATGCAGGGTTTGATGAAAAGATTTTGTTCCCCTCATCAGTTGAAAGCACTGCGGGTTAAGGAGTAACACATGACCACTATTACCAAAGAACGTATTGAATTGTTCATTAAAAATCCGCTTGAAAACGGGCTTACCCGTGGTGAACAAATGGAACTGGCACGGATTGCGCTGGCATCGCTGGAAGCAGAGCCGGTGGCAAAGATTATAGCTCATTACCCATTAGGGGGTGACGTAGGCAAACAAAAATTCGTACAGGCCATTAGAGAGCTTCCTGACTTTGGCGGATATCTATTTGCCGCCCCTCCAGCGCCGATAGTGCCGGAAGAAATGTATTGGCAGGATGCGCCAGTTGAAGGCAGCAGCAAAGCGACTGCATACGCTACAGGCTGGAACGATTGCCGCGAAGCCATGCTTCAGTCCGGAAACTTTCGGGAAAATAAAGATTCGTCAACCAATAATTTTCGGAAAATCCCGGAAGCGTCAACCAGCTCTCCGGTAACTCCGGCTCTTCTGCCTGGTGGTTTCACCATTGAGGAGGCGAAGGAATTACATGAAGACCTGGTACGCAGCCACATAAGCAAGGCCTTAAGTGGCGAAAAGATGAAAAAGAAAGATCGCGATGCTGATTTGCGCTGGATTCATGGCGTTATAGTTCAGGCAGCGTGGTTTGTAAAAGCATCACTGGAGCAGAATGCACTATCGGGCAACTATCCGGTAACTCCGGATAGTTGGATAAGCTGTAGTGAGCGAATGCCGGATACCAAAACAGCCGTTCTTGTTGCCAGGGATTTTGGCAGGAAAGGTGACTGGCGAATGAAATGGGCGACTTACATCCCGGGGCATCCTGACGCTAATGATGGGTGGATAATACCTGGTGCGTCGTGGATACCATCACACTGGATGCCTCTACCAGAACCGCCGCAGGAGGTGCGCCAATGAACTGGCCTGAAGCATTTGCAATTACAGGCGTTGCTATGGCTATCGCTTTTTTAGTATATGTTATTTGTCGGTGGGGGTAAAAACGTTCGCCGGGATTAACACCAAAGGAGGGAATATGTCGGATGATATATCACTGGCAATGGAAGGTGCGCTGGCTGTTGTTGCTGTTGTGGGCGTTTACTGCCTGGTTGTGTTTTTGATGGATCGACTAGGGAACTGAATTCATTACGATATGGGAATTCCCATATCGGGTAAAAACGGTTTGCGGTAAAGCGAGAGTTAAGTAGAATTGCTGCGGGTGCTTGAGGCTATCTGCCTCAGGCATGAACACCAAAAGGCAGATAGAGAAAAGCCCCAGTTAACATTACGCGTCCTGCAAGACGCTTAACATTAATCTGAGGCCCAATCTATGTCTCACAAATGTAGGTTAGCCTCTTACGTGCCGAAAGGCAAGGAGAAGCAGGCTATGAAGCAGCAAAAGGCGATGTTAATCGCCCTGATCGTCATCTGTTTAACCGTCATAGTGACGGCACTGGTAACGAGGAAAGACCTCTGCGAGGTACGAATCCGAACCGGCCAGACGGAGGTCGCTGTCTTCACAGCTTACGAACCTGAGGAGTAAGAGACCAGGCGGGGGAGAAATCCCTCGCCACCGCTGATGTGTCAGGCATCCTCAACGCACCCGCACTTAACCCGCTTCGGCGGGTTTTGTTTTTTCTGGTCGTTCTGGTTTACAATCCATCCGTCAGCCTGAACAACTGGCACCTGCTGCGCCAGCAGAGAAAACAGATGGCGCACGATACCAAATTTTACAATTCGGATAACTCTGCCGCCCCTGCCAGCAGGCACGGGCGGCGTTCTCATGCATTCAAATCTGACTGGTATCAGCACGACCCCTGCACCGAAGAACAGGCTGAATGGCTGATTCAGTGTTACCGCAGGCGCGGATACGAGATTAAGAAAGCCCTCAGCCTCGACTACCGTCACTGGATAATCTCCGTCAGGCTTCCTTACTCCGAACGCCCACCGCGTCCGTCCCGCACATTCCAGCAACGGATCTGGAGGTAACGTGCGGGTATTACTTCGACCTGTTCTGGTACCGGAACTCGGGCTGGTGGCCCTTAAGCCAGGTCGTGAATCCATGCAGGTATTTCACAATACCCGGGTACTGGTGGAGCCGGAACCGAAAAGCATGCGTAATCTGCCGTCCGGGGTCGTTCCTGCCGTTCGCCAGCCGCTGGTGGAAGACAAAACATTGCTGCCATTTTTCAGCGACGAACGAGTGATTCGTGCTGCTGGTGGTGCTGGTGCATTGTCTGACTGGCTGTTGCGCCATATTAAATCCTGCCAGTGGCCACACGGCGATTATCACCACAGCGAAACTGTCATTCACCGTTATGGTACCGGCGCAATGGTGTTGTGCTGGCACTGCGACAACCAGTTGCGTGACCAGACCTCCGAATCACTCGGGCAACTTGCTCACCAAAATTTGTCAGCATGGATGATTGACGTCATACGCCATGCAATGAATGGCACGCAGGAGCGGGAATTATCTCTGGGTGAATTATCCTGGTGGGCGGTCTGCAATCAGGTGGCGGATGCGCTACCAGAGGCAGCATTACGTCGTTCTCTGGGGTTACGTGCGGAAAAAATCCGCTCGGTGTACCGCGAAAGCGACATCATACCGGGAGAACAGACAGCCACCAGCATCCTGAAACAGCGCACAAAAAATCTTGCGCCGCTGCCTCACGCCCACCAGCAAAACCCGCCACAGGAAAAGACGGTGGTAAGCATTGCCGTTGATCCGGAGTCTCCGGAATCCTTCATGAAACGACCTAAACGTCGCCGCTGGGTAAATGAGAAATACACACGCTGGGTAAAGACACAGCCGTGTGCGTGTTGTGGTAAGCCAGCGGACGATCCTCATCATCTGATTGGTCATGGTCAGGGCGGAATGGGAACAAAATCCCACGATATTTTCACGCTACCGCTGTGTCGGGAGCATCACAACGAGCTTCATGCGGATCCGCTGGCGTTCGAAGAAAAGCAT